GATGATAAATCTTTTGGTGATTTACTAAAAGAAATTCATGGTAACCAAAAGAAAAAGGCAACCCAATTAGCATCTTTAATAGCTGAATTGCGCCCTTTAGTCCAATCTTTAGGTGATGCTACTGTAGTAGTTCCTTTAATTAAGGAATATATGGAAATTAGTGTTAAAAATGATGATCAATTAATTAAGATGGCAGCTATTGTACAACGTTTATCTACAGGTGCTGCCTCAACAGGAGATGGTGGATTATTAACTAATGAAGAAATGGATCAATTAATGGATGTAGCTGAAGAAATAGCTAAAACTGTTGAAAAACCTAAAGAAATAGAATCACCTACAAATGGCGATAGTTAAATCAAGAAAAAGTAAAGAAAGTATATCTTTAAATACTCAAAACAGATTAATAGCTGTTAGAGTACTTGATATTATTTTAGATATTAATCATCCTTTAGCAGAAACATATGGAAATTATGATGCTATAGGAACTATATTTTATTCTGTTTTAGATAATGATAGTATAGATATAATTCCTAAAAATGCATCAACAGCTTCTCCTTTATTTTCTTATTTAAAATATTATCCTTTAATAAATGAAGTAGTATTAATATTAACTACTAATGATAAAAATATTTATAATGGTAAACAAAAAACAACATACTATTTACCCCAAGTAAATATGTGGAGCCATCCTCACCATAATGCATTACCTTCTTTCCAAAACACTAACGAAAATTCTTCTACATCAAATAATTATAAAGAAACAGAAGCAGGTTTAATTAGAAAATCAGAAGATGAAAATACAGATATTACTTTAGGACAATATTTTGAAGAACAATTAAATATAAAACCTTTATTACCTTATGAAGGAGATATGATTTTAGAAGGTAGATTTGGTAATTCAATCCGTTTTGGTTCAACTAATATTAGTGATGAAATTTCAAATCCTAATGGATGGAGTGATTTAGGAAATACAGGTGACCCTATTACCATAATTAGAAATGGTCAATCATCTAATTTAGATGAAAAAGGATGGATACCAACAACAGAAAATATAAATGAAGATGCTTCATCTATATATTTAACTTCTAACCAAAGAATACAAAATTTTAAACAAGCATCACCTTATGTAGATTCATGGAATGCTGAATATACAGAACCACAAACAATAGAACAATCATTATTAACTTCATCCCCTACTGAATTAAATACTACTATAGACAGTCCAAATAATATATTGCCTTTTAATAATGAAGATGAAAGTATAATCAATACTCCTCAAAACCCATTACCAGAAGAATTAGGAATAGATGAAATAGTAAATAATGATAAAGCAACTAATGAATCTGAAACAAGTATAGAGGATCAAATAATACAAAAAGACACTGAACTTGAATTACCTGACTCTTACGATGCAAGTAAAATACCAGGAGAGGGTCCGGGGGGTTTAGATTCAGAATTTGACACATCTAATTAAAATAAAATGGATATAGAGGAAACAATAGGAAAATATTTTAAATTAAAACACTTAATTTGGTCAAATACTGCAAAAAATAGAAAAATTAATAATATACCAGGAATTGATGGAAATCCATCTCAAACCTTAATAATTAACAGTTTAAAAAATTTAATGAATATGGTTATTGATCCTATTGTGGATAAACATCCAGATTTAATAATAACTTCAGGTTATAGATGTAAAGAATTAAATCAATTTTTAGGAGGATCAAGCACATCTCAACATTGTTTTGGTCAAGCAATAGACATACAAGTACCTAATTTATCAACAGCTGAATTATATAATTATATTTATTATAATAATGCTATTAAATGGGATCAATTAATATGGGAATATCCTGAAAAAGGAAATGGAAGTTGGGTGCATGTATCATATAGTCCCTATGTTAACCGAAGAAAAACAACATTAGCTTCTGATTCAATAATTTATCATGATTTATATGGAGGAATAAGAAGAGGAAGTAAAGCCCAATATCAAGATGGTATAATAGATGCAAAAATAGTATAATATGTCTTATAAACCAGAAAAAGGAGAAATATATCAAGGTAAACAAGTAATAATAGATGCAGATAGATTATTATTTAATGCAAAAACAGATGCTATATTATTATATTCAGATAAAGCTATTGGTTTTAGTACTAGAGGTAGTATACATTTTGATACTAGTGATCAAAAAGAAACATCAGATTTATCTAATGCTAGTAAATTTGTTGTAAATTCTCCTAATATATATTTAGGTTTAAAATTTGATAAAAATCTACCAACAGAACCAGCTATATTAGGAAATGAATTTGATGAATGGGCAAATGAATTATTAGATTGTATAGATGGTTTAATGGATGACATAGTACATAACATAAGTTATATGGCACCTACGGGCCCTACAGGTCCTATGGCTAGTAATGAAACTAATTTATCTTTAAGAAGAACACAAGTAAAAGATTTAAGAAGTAATATTAAGTATATTAAAAGTAAAATAACAAAATTATCATAAAATGGCTAAAGATTCTATTGAAAAAGAAAAACAAGACAATTCAAACACTCCTGGTGCTGGACTTTCTAAATCAGAAGCAGCAATTAAAAAAACAAAAGAAATAACAGACCAACTTAATGATATAACAAATAAAATTCAAATAGGATTAACTTTTGCTATCTTAGGTCAAGATGGACTTCAAACAATTAAAACATTAGCTAATCAATCTGATGAAGAAGCTTATAAAGCTAAACAAGAATTAAAAAAACAAGCTAAAGATGGAGCATGGGCAACAATACAAGAAAATTTACCTACTAGACAAGAAATAATAGATAAATTAATGGGATATAGTTGTGATTTAATTATTATAAAAACCGTTAAAAAAACTAAAACAAAACTAGAAGATGGTTTAAATAAAGGAAAAGAAATAGCAGAAAATGTTGTTAAAAAATTAGAAAAACTTCAAAAAAGAATGGATAAAGCAGCTAAAAATATAACTACTATAGCTACTATATTAGCTGTATTTCAAGCCCTAATAATAACATTTGAAATATTAGTTTTAGCCGCTTCTTTAGCAATTAATTTTTTTACAGGTATATTTGCAGCAGCAGGATTAGAAAAAAAAATTAATGATAGTATTGCTAAAGCACAAAAATTTATATTAAAATACACAGAAGCAACAAAAAACTTTACAGGAAAATGTTTAAAAATATTAAGTACCATAATGATTATCTTTAATTTAATACCTAAAATATTAAAAATATTTACAACACTAATAGATATGATAGTTGGCTTTTTAGCATTAATAAATAAATTATTTAAAGAATATATAGAGGGATGTACTAATAGAGGAGAATTAGTTATTGAAAATAGCGATGGAACTATAACAAATAATCTTGAATTACTAGATAATTTTATAAATAGTAATTTAGGTGGCACAGGTAATACCTCTATAGATATATACGATAATTATACTTATGATCAAAAAAATAATAGAATTTATAAACCAAAGAAAAATTAAAAATTTTTATATTTATTAACAAATACAATTAACAATGAAAGCAAAAACTTTTGAAAACCTAATTAGAAAAGTAGTTAGAGAAGAAATTGATTATGCGTTACGCAGAGAAATTAAATCACTTAAAGAAGATTTACGTGATGAATTAAAACCAACAATAACAGAACACACTGAAAGAATGGTTGAAGTTCCAACTAAACCAAAAACATCTTTAAAAGAAAAAATAATGGGCAATACTCCCATAAAACAACGCCCAACACAAAATTACACATCTAATAGTGCATTAAATGATTTACTAAATGAAACAGCGATGGGAGATACAAATACACAAACAGCAAATTCTTCTGTAAGTTTATCACAACCATTTGCAACAGGAGCCCCATTACCAATGGACACAGCAGGTATACCTGATTCAGTAGCAAATGCAATGACAAGAGATTATAGTGGTTTAATGAAAGCAATAAATAAGAAAAAAGGAAGATAATAAATGCCATTAATTCAAAATACAAAAAGAATAAACCCATTAGATCTTAANAATAATGTTANGATTGGGGTNGCTTTTCCTTTGAATGATATAAATATGGCAGTTGGTACACAAACAACCAGAGAACAATTAAAAACAAACCTTTTAAATATATTACTAACAGTTCCAGGTGAAAGAATTAATAATCCTAATTATGGAATAGGTTTAAAGAATCAAGTATTTGAAAATAATATAGATCCAGTTACATTACAAGAAAATATAAACGGACAATTAGCTTTTTGGTTACCAGAAGTAATAATAACAGAAGTTACTGTACAACAAAATATAGATCAATATAGAGTTTCTATTAAACTAAACTATTCTATTAGTTTAGATGAATCAGAAGACTCAATACAAATAAATTATAGTTAAAATGGCTTACTCAAAGGTATCAAATAAAACACAAGATAAAGATGTTAAATATTTAAGTAAAGATTATAACTCTTTTAAAGACCAATTAATGGACTTTGCAGAAGTATATTTTCCTAATAATTTTAATGATTTTAGTGAAGGTAACCCAGGCATGATGTTTATGGAAATGGCAGCTTATGTAGGAGATGTTTTATCTTATTATACAGACACACAATTACAAGAATCCTTTTTATTATTAGCTAAAGAAAAAGAAAACCTATTCAATTTAGCATATGCGATGGGTTATAAACCTAAAGTAATAGAGGCATCAAATGTTGATTTAGAATTATTTCAATTAATACCATCTACAGGAGCTAGTGGAGACTATCAACCTGACTTTAATTATTGTTTACAAATTAATCCAAATTCAACATTTAATTCTATAGAAGGTCCTACTTTTTATACTAATAATGAAGTAGATTTTAAAGTATCTTCAAGTTTTGATCCAACAGAACTTAGTATATATCAATATGATAGTTCAAATAATCCAGAATATTATCTTTTAAAGAAAAAAACAAAAGCAATTTCAGGAAAAACTAAAG